AGATTTGTTGCAGAACCATCAGATTCTAGAGACGTAAAGGTTTTTGAAAAATCAGAACCTTGTGGAATAGTTATGTTTTTTACTATTTTCGCCATCTCTTTTTTTAGTTATTTATATTTTGATCTGCCTTTTTAATCATTTTTTGTAACTCTGCAGTAGATCCAACAAACAAAGCATTAGTAACATTAGTTGGTCCTTTTTGAGTACCGTCTTCTTCAACATCCTTTAATTTTTTCTGAAGTTCCATTAACTTATCTGTGGCATCAGAAACACTTTTAATTAACTGACCTGCAACTTCATAAGCTCTTGGTTGCTCAGTTTCTTGAGCAAGTTCAAGAATTCCGTTAATTGCCTCTTGTCCTTTTTCTATAATTGAATATAAATTTCCGCGAGTATATTCATAATCTTTTTGTATATCTTGTGGAGAAGAAGATTTTGGTTTAATTGTTTCCACTTCCTTCTTTTCCACGGGCATTAATTCACCTGTCACATTAAATGCCTCATCTAAACCATTAAATTTATCAGTCATGATATATTAAAAGAAAGTGTTACCATCAAATCCAAAGTCGTCGCCAATCTCAATAAGATCATTATCTGCTTGGGTAATAGACTTAAGTGCCGAACCCTTAACGTGATCTTTTGCAGTTGTGTTATCTCTTGCTCTATCGATGGTAATTTTATTTCCAGTAACTTTTTTAATATATACTGATTCTCCATCAATTTCAAAATATGTATCAGCAGTAATACTGCTTGCATCATCTACAGTAATACTGGTAGTGGTTGATAGAATGTCTTCAGAAAGATTAGTTACTACAGAATCATCATAATCTTTGACTGCTCTAGGAGTAACTCTGTAAGCAAGATCTCTCTTCTCTGAACCATCAGTATAGTAAGAGAGTGTTGCTTGTTTGATTGGTTCGACCCTTGTAACAGGACCAAACAGATATGTTTTAGCAGTAAATCGTAAAGTGTAAAGAAGAACCCTTCTAGTATCATAGTCTCCTTCATAATCATCCTGCATTGTAATATTTTCCAAAATAATTGGAATATCCCTTTTTTCCTTAATTTGATCTACCAATTCTACACTAAGATTAAATGCAGGTTGGAAAAAAGGTAAAATTTGTTCTACAATCTGAAGAGCATCATCATTTAACTTAGACATAATACTAAGTTCAAATTGCATATTATATGGAACAGGAGTAAAAACTTTATCTACTTTCTTTTTAGAATCTGGATCTTTTACAGCAATTTTTTGAGTTGTAGTAACTTTACGTGCAGCATCATAAGTTAAACCAGTAAACTCAAACGACATTCTTGGCAAAGAAATTGACGTAGATTTATTTAAATCTCCAGACTGCTCAAGTCTTGCCAAAAATTTTTGAGTAGGACCATATGCTAGAGGAATTTTCATCACACTAAAATCAGTATCAGAAGCGTCTTTCTTCTGAATGGTAATATTATTAAAAAGAGTACCAAATGATATGATAGTCTTTCTTAAAATTTCGTGGTA